CAGAATTAGACCCCGCCGGCGACTTTGTTAACCGCGTCGGTTTGTGTTCCGTGGCCAGACAAAATGGGAAGACAACTGCTATGGCTGCGGTTATTGGCAGCTGGTTAGCAACCCAAGGTTTTGGGCGCGGCAAACCCCAAACGGTCATTACATGCAGCCACCAACTCGACTTATCCACAGCGCTGTTTAAGTACCTTGCACCTATTCTCGGTGCCAAGTTCAATGCCAAGATTTCTTGGTCATATGGCCGCATGAACCTAGAGATGCCAGACGGCAGCACATGGCTAGTTCGCGCAGCTACCCCACAAGCCGGCCACGGTTACAGCGCCGACCTTATTTGTGTAGACGAAGTGTGGTCAGTTTCCGAGGCGGCCATTGACGAAGGTTTGCTACCGTCCCAGCGCGCCCGCAAAAATCCATTAATGCTTATGTTCAGCACCGCCGGCACCCCAGAGTCAAAAGCCATGTTGCGTTGGCGCGAGCAAGGCATACGCGCTATTGACGCTGGCGACCACGGCCCGCTTTACTTCGCCGAGTATTCCCCGCCTAGCAACATTGACCCAATGACCCCCGAGGCTTGGAAGTACGCAAACCCCGCGCTTGGCCACACACTTGACATGCGCGTTATTGAGGCTGAAGCCAAGGCCCCAAACCGTAACGCGTTTCTACGTGGGTCGGTTAATACGTGGACTAGCTCACACTCGGGGTGGTTAGAAAACGGCCTTTGGGAAGCCTGCCTATATGAAGGCGAAGTACCATCGGGGGGTGTGCTCGCGATAGAACAGTCAATCGACGAGGCGAGATACGTCGGGGTGCGCGCCGTGCGCGTAGAAAACAAGACAGTAATTACCACCGCTTTTGACGTGGACAACATGGCCGAAATGTGGGCGTGTGTTGAGCGCGAAGTAGAACGTAACCCGCAGCTGCGTATCGCCATAACGCCAGTCTTAGAGACCCATTGCCCGCCCAAGCATGAGCGCCGACGCACCATCGTTGGATACCGTGAGCTCTTGAAATGGACTCTTGCCGTACGGTCACTAATTGTAGAAAACCGCATAGGCCAGACTGGCGAAAAACTATTAGCCGAACATGTCGAGCGCGCGACAATGATTAAGCACCAAGGTTCCGTAGCTCTCAGCAGTACCCGCAGTCCGGGGCCAATCGAGTTAGCTCGGTGCATGGTATGGGCCGCCGCTTTAGAGTCGCGCCCAAGTTCTGCCGGCAAGCCTTTACTTGTTATCAGCAGGTAGTACACTCCATTGTGGACAGCCTCGCATTTCGTCGGGATTTGCGAGGTTATCCACAACTCGCGCACAAAAGAATGGCAAGATATCCACATGGCTTTATTTGGACGTAACAGAGTTGCCGCAGTAGGCACTTCACAAGACCCAGAGATTAAAGCCGCCGTGGGCTATGGCACTGGCGGTAATGCTGGCGCGTCCCAAATAAATAACTTTTATGCGTACACCAATGGCGAAATGCGCCAAATTGCTATGCGCGTACCGACCATTAGCCGCGCTCGTGACCTTATGGCTAGCGTTATTGGTTGTCTTAAACTTGAGATGTTCCGCGACATTTGGAACGGCAACGAGATGGAAGAAGTACCACTTGCCCCCCGCGCATGGCTTGCTCGTATAGACCCAAGCGTGACAAACAACTTCATTTTAAGTTGGACATTTGATGACCTTTTTTTCTACGGAAGAGCCTTCTGGTACGTTCGCACTCGTAGCGCCGATGGCAAACCCGCATCATTTGAGCGCCTACCAGCTGCAATGGTCACGACTCAAGACCAAGCCGGCCCCGTATGGTTTGGGCCGTCTAACCAAGTTTTCTTTTCGGGTTTGCCTATTGAGTCCGAAAACCTTATTCAGTTTCTTAGCCCCGTCCAAGGTTTGCTTTACACGTCGAGCGAAGCCATCACCACTGCTTTACGGCTAGAAGCCAGCGCACGACGCAATGCCGAAAGCGCTATTCCTGCGGGCGTATTGCGTCAAGTTGGTGGCGAGCCTTTAAGCGGCCAAGAACTAGCCGACATGGCAGCAGCATTTAACGCAGCGCGCATGACAAACCAAACGGCAGCACTAAACGAGTACTTGACATACGAGGCCACGACAGCGACCCCAGACAAAATGCTTCTTGTTGAGTCTCGCGACTTCCAAGCCCGCGAACTCTGCCGGGCCGCAAATATCCCCAATTATCTTGCTGGAATAGACCAAGGCTCATACCAATACACCACGTCGGCTGGCGCTCGCGCCGACCTTTACCTATTTGGTGCCAAGGCGTTCATTGACTGCATTGCAGAAACCTTGTCAAGCGACAACGTGCTACCGCACGGCACTTACGTTAAGTTTGACGTAGAAGAATACCTAAGCGAGTCCTACCTAGGCGACTCAGAAGTAGAAACAGAAACAACAATAGAAACCCCGAGGTATGCAAATGATTAGGTTTACCCCCAGCTCTTTTACTGTCGAGGCCGCTAAAGGCGCTACGCCTAAGCGCACAATTTACGGTTTAGCCGCGCCATATAACGTCGCTGCACGTACCAGTACGGGCCAAGAGGTGCTTTTTTTGCCGGGCAGTTTGCCAGTTGACGGCCCCGCGCCAAAACTCATGCAGTACCACGACTCAACAAAGCCCATTGGCATTGTGACCGAGCGCGTAGAAACACCTGATGGCGTTATGTTTGCCGCCCGTATTTCAGCCACTAACGCAGGCGATGAAGCATTGACACTTGCCCAAGACGGCGTGCTCGACTCGGTAAGCGTTGGCGCAACCCCGACAGAGTGGACAATGATAGACGGCGTTATGCACGTTACCGCCGCTATCTGGTCAGAATTAAGCATGGTTTCCGAAGGCGCGTTTTCCGATGCGAAAATCCACCAAATCGCTGCACAGTCTGATATAGGATTACCAGAGACGGAACCCGACACCGACGAGAACGAAACCGAAGAAGAAACCACAGAAACCCAAGAGGAGTTAACCGTGTCGGAAAACCAAGCACCAGTAGTAGAGGCATCAACACCTACAGCTCCTTTGTGGGCAACTGCTAAACCACAATTTAAGTTGCCAGCACCTAGCGAATACATTGCAGCAATGGCAGCAGGCGGCAGCGTTTTTGCTGAGATGAACGCACGCATCAAAGCAGCTGCGCCAAATATCACCACGGGCGATACCGGCGGTATCCTCCCAGAAATTATTACCGGAAGTGTGTATGACTCGCTGAACCCCATTAGGCCTTTCGTCTCAGCTATCGGGACAAAAGCGATGCCCACCGCTGGCGCAACATTCCGTCGTCCAAAAATTACGACACGACCAGTAGTAACAGAACAGCCAACTGGTCAACTTAACACGCTTGACGCGTCAACAGTTGTTGTTTCTAATAACGACGTAAGCAAACTTACTTTTGGTACTTACGTAACGGTTTCGGAACAAGACCTTGACTGGACAGACCCGGCTTCAATCAACATCATTCTTGAGCAGTTGGCAATCGCCTACGGCCAAGCAACCGATAACTACGCAGTAGACCAGTTGGTAGCACAAACAACACAAACCGAAACGCTTAGCAGCTTCTCAGGCCAAGACATTGTCGAGGCCGTTTACGGCGCGGCCTACCAAATCTCAAACACCAGCAACTACCTGCCAACCCATTACGTCGTGTCACCCTTGACTTGGGCGAAATTAGGAATGGCCGTGGACGGGGACAACAGGCCGGTATTCCCGTTTGTGGGCGCACCCGGACTTGGTGGCTACAACGCGGCAGGCACACAGTCCGCAGTATCATGGAACGGCAACCCACTTGGCTTGTCGCTTGTAGTTGACAAAAACATGGCAGGCGGAACCACGACCGGCACACTTTCTGGTGTAGTTGGTCACGCCGCTGGCGCTGCCGCTGGTTTTGAGTTCTACGAGCAAATGAAAGGCGCAATTTCAGTGGACGTACCAAGCACGCTTGGCCGCACTATTGCGTTCCGTGGTTACGCAGCTGTCTTTATGGCAGACGCAACCAAGTTTGTAAAACTCGTAAACGCATAACCCGAAAGGCGGGCTACCGCCATGGCGGTTTACTCAATCACGCATAAGCAAATCGTTGATAACTACGGCGTTTTGCAACTGCTCACTAACGCGCTGGTACAGCCCGGCGACAGCATCACAGTCGCGGCCGTTGACGCAACATTCAACGGCACGCGCACCGTGTACGCATGCCCGCAGTTTTATTACTTGGGCGTAGACGAGTACGGCGACTTGCTTTTTAACTACGACTTGCCGATACAAAACCAAGTCTTGTTTGCGTTAACGGCGGCCGACGTCGAGCGCGGCCCAGCAACCGGCACGTTAACTTTTTCTCCTACTTGCACTTGGATTACTGCCGGGCAAATTGAGGACTGGTTAGGCATCGGTACAGCCACGGCAGCCGATACAACATTCTTAACTCAGTGCGCGTCAGCTGCAAACGCTTTTGCGTTTCGCCGACGTCAAGAGTCCGGCTGGATAGATAGCCCAAGCACTGTCCCAAGTGGTGACGTAGCCTTAGGAACTATCCAATATGGGGGCATGTTATATAGGCAGCGCGGCAGCATTGACTCGTTCGCCAGTTTCGGCGACGGTGGCGCGGTAACCGTTACAGGCCTCTCAGGCGTCATTAAACAACTGCTTGGCATTGACAGACCGCAAGTGGCCTAGCGCATGCCAGTCACCTTTACAGACCTCTTTAACGAGGCTCTAGACGACCTAGTAGCGACGCTTACGGCAGTTAGCGGGCTTCAAGTAGTCAACGACCCGCGCAACCTTGTGCCGCCATGCGTTTTCATTGACGCGCCAACATTTGAGGCGTTTAACTTCAACATCGTAAAAATGCTTTTTCCAGTGCGCTGCATCACTCTTGGCCCAAACAACTTAGACGCGCAACGCTCACTTATGAACCTTGCCGCCAAGGTCATTGGCGCTAAAGTTGGGGTGCAGGACGGCCGCCCAACCATCGCCATTATTGGTGGTGCTGAATATCCGGCCTACGACTTGACTATAGCCATGCAGGCCCAAACCGGTTAGGAAAACATGTACTTAGTAAACAGTCCCAGAGTCGGCATCGTCGGCGAACCTTTTAACCCAGACGGCCACGACGTCGCCTACCTTTTGGCTGGCGGTTTCATTGTCGAGAAATCACACACTAAGCCCGCAAAATCTGCTAAAACAGAACTAGAAGAAACACCCGAGGAGTAAACCCCATGCCTACTAGTACCTATCTCTCAAACCCAGACGTTCTCATCGGCGCGGTTAACGTGTCAGACCAATGCACAAGCGTCACATTGAACTACACGGTAGAAGCACTTGAAAGCACCGCATTTGGTGGCACTGCTCGCGTTTACACCGCTGGCCTACAGTCCAACGAACTTACGTTGACAATGTATGCGAGCTACGCAGCAAGCGAGTCGTACGCAACATTGGCACCACTGGTCGGCACACAAATTGCAACCATTATCGTTTCGCCAGCTGCACCATCAACACCCGGCACGTACTCGGCCACAAACCCAGGCTTCACTATCTCGGGCGGATATCTTGAAACGTTGCCGAGCATGAACGCCTCGATGGGCGAACTTGCCACCATGGATATTGTTATTCGCGGCGGCACCTACACCGTAGACGTATCCTAAAAACAAACAAGCTGAAAGGTAGCCCGACATGCAGTTAAGGCTAAAAGTACAACGACAAAACGAAGACGCCTACGAGGTAACCACTAACCTTGCTGTCATTGTCGCATGGGAAAGGCGCTTTAAGCGTCGCGCCAGTGACCTAGGCTCGGGCGTTGGCATGGAAGACTTAGCCTTCATGGCTTACGAAGCCAGCCAACGCTCCGGCGTCATCGTCCCCGCATCGCTCGACGCGTTCATTAACACCATTGAAAACCTAGAAGTAGTGGACAGCGAGCCGGCAACTTTTACCGTGCCGGAACTATCCGGCGACAGTTAGCAGAGCTTCTATTACACACGGGCTGGTGGCCCCCAAGTGTAGACTTTGAGTTACCAGACTTAGCCACCGTCATAGATGTACTCGAAAGGCAGCGTAAACAAAATGCCCGCTAGCGCGTCTTATCAGGTTTACGGTATTCAAGAGGCTTTAGCTGAGATAAACAAGGTAGACCGCGTTTTACGCCGGCAGATTACTAAAGACATTCAATCTGGCGCTGGCACTCGACTTGTGACTGCGGCCCGCTCGTTTATCCCGACGGCCCCGCCATTGTCGCGCATGGTTAATGGCAACATGATTAAAGGCCGCGACGGCACGGGTTGGTCACGCGCCCGTGTTCTCGCTGGCATTCGCACCGTGGTTGGCAAACGTGGTCAGCGTGCCCGCACTATAAGGTTCTCTAACGGCCGTACAGCCGATTTTAAGGCGACGCAATACCAGTTACTTGTACTACAACAGCGCGACGCAGCCGGCGCAATCTGGGACCATGCAGGCATCAGAGGTGGCGGGCAGTTTGTTACTAATCTTTTGGCCGAAGGCGAGCACGTCGGCCCCGCAGCTGCGCCCCGCGCATTGCAACCAGCCGCCGAAAGTGTGCTACCCGCCGTCGAGGACGAGGTAGACAAGATAGTGCAACGGGTTATGACTATTGTTAACCGTAACCTCGTACAAACTAGGACGCGCTAATGGCAATTAATATCCCCATCATTTCAAGCCTGAACACAAAAGGTTTTGACGCTGCCAAAAAAGAGTTTGCCAGCCTGCAAGGTTTCGGCGCTAAGTCTGGTTTCTTGCTACAAAAAGCCATGGTTCCTGCTGCCGGCGCGGTCAGCGCATTGGCTGGCGGTTTGCTACTTGCATCTAAAGCCGCTATCGCCGATGAGCAGTCACAAAAACTTTTAGAAACGCAGCTGCGCGCAACACTCGGGCCTAACCAAGCCTTAGCCGACTCTATGGCCGACTTTGTAGACCAAACGCAGTTAGCCACTGGTGTTGCCGATGATGAGCTACGGCCTGCACTTGCCGGCTTGGTACGTTTTACCGGGGACGCTGCTAAGGCTCAAGAGTTGTTAACGCTCAGTATTGACGCGTCAAAAGCCACGGGTAAAGACTTGGTGGCAGTTTCTACCGCTATCGGTAAAGCATATGATGGCAATTTCACTGCACTAAAAAAGTTGGGCGTACCGCTTGACGAGAACATAATCAAAACAAAAGACTTTAAGGCTGCACAAGAGGCACTTACCGCACAGTTTGGTGGCGCGGCAGCCGCTAACGCCAGCACTTATGCAGGCCGTTTGCAGATACTTAAAATACGTTTTGACGAAATGGTAGAAGGCATCGGTTACCGGGTACTGCCAATGCTTGGCCGTTTGCTCGATGAGGTTGACCGGCTTATTCAAGTCATGGACGAGCGCGGCTTAGGCGGTGTTATCCGTGAACTTGGCGGCAGGCTACGCCGTTTTGTTGACCCGTTCCAAGCACTACAAGACGCCATAAATCGTAACGTAAAAGAGTCACAAGGCTTCACCGACAAGCTCAAACAAATGGGCGTTAACGCTGCAAACCTTGGCAGTAGCGTGCTCAACCTTGGCGGCAAAGTACTTGGGCTGAACTTTAATATCGGCAAACTCAAAACAGGCTTAGACAAAACAAACGAAGGTTTAGCGCAGGCTTACGCCAACACTCGCGCATGGTCAGATACTTTGCTACAGCTTGACGCCGACCAGAAACGCGCCAATTACCAAAAAGCCGTAGACATTGAGCAACAACGCCTAGCAAACCTAGAAATATCTAAGAGCACCGCCAGCACCGATAAGGCTTCAGCAGCCGCTAAACGCGCCGCAGAGGCCACAAGAAAACACGCCGAGGCAGTACGCACACTCAAAGAGTCCTACGACAATGCGGTGCAAACAGTTAAAGACAAGTTCAGCCCCGCGCTTATGCGCGCCAATGAGCAACTAACCA